TCATCGACTGTTTTATAAGCTAAATATCTAGTTTCAATACCTGTAACAGTGGCATTAGAAGGAATAACTGAAGAAAAAGTACTATTATTACCTGGAGTGGTATCGTTTACTGTAGGGTCCTCAAGGGTAAAATTATTACCCGTAGTAGTAGCAGTTGCTGTTCCTGTAGAATTGTTTCCTACAAAATTAGATAAGGTCCACCCAGTGTTAGTTTTAAGTGTATTAAATTTTTTAGTAACGCTAGGCATTACAACTCAATTATCTGGTGGATCCTAGTTTTGAGTTGCTTTAATTCATTGTGTTGAGTAAGCAAAATAGTATTCCTATAATGCTGCCAGTTTACTTTATATCTTACGTCCACAACTCCCCCATTTAAAAGTTTTATCAACTCGTTTAGGGCATTTATTGTATATAGAGTATTTGACTCTTTTTTTCTATGTACTAAAATAGTATTGGGCAAAATCGATTCCACGCTACTAGGCTCCACATTGTACGTACAAACGTACTCATCATTGCTCTTGATATATAAAACAAAAATTTTCTTATAGAGTATATCGTAGCTAGATTTTACCTCTACTAATGTCTTCTGTATATCCGCCTCAGAAGTAAAGGTGCAAAATAGCTTGTTGTTCATGTTGAGGGTTTGGGTATAAATATCAAACCCTCTGTAAAGAATTATAATTATTGCCCGCCTCTACTTTAGTGGAAAACCCATACTTTTTAAATATAGCGAGGATGTTTAACACTACATATTTTTCATCCTTAGATACATCTAACAAAAATGAATCATACGTGTAGTGAACAATGTTTGTTTTACAATTCTTAAGCAGGTGAATAATTTCCTCTAGTATAAGAACATTATAATACGTTTCCGTATTTTGAAGTATGTAATTAAACAGTTTCTGTTTTTTCATATCTGTTTTAAAAACGTATCCAGATTTACAGACAACTTCTTCTTTACTACTTATATC